GGCGCCAACGCGGAAGGCCTGGCTATCGGGCAACGCAAGGGCGTGGGTCACCAGTCCCCCGGCAATTGGATGGAGACCAGCTGCGCGCCGGGGAGCTGGGCCCGGACGGCGAGCAGTGCGGCGTAGGCCGTGACGGCCTGGACCTCGCGGCGCATCAGCTTCGCGCCAAGACGCACGGTGACCTGGTACAGGTCGGGCACCAGGGGGAAGCGAAGGGTGGGGATCATCGGCCTGCAGCGGGCAGGCTGTCGGCATAGGCGAGCAGCTTGGCTTTGATGCGGTTGCGTTCGGACTGCCGAACCAGCCGGACGGTATCGCGAGGGTCGGGGCGTTCGGTTTCCTCGGGCAGCACTGCGGCGATGGCAGCGGTGAGGATGCTGTAGGGAGTGTCGGTCATCGGAGGGAGGGGTTGCGCTCGGCGGCGGTCAGGCTCGGGTGGTCGTGGTCGTCATCGTCGCCCGACTCTGGATCTGGCCGGAGCTGATCCAGTGCGCGGTGCAGCAGCTCGCGGCTGTGATGTGGGTTGGCGATCTTGTAGCCGGACAGCTCAGATGCCAGCTCAACGCACAGCGCGCGATAGTCGGCGCTCATTGGCTCTCCTGTGATGGGTGGTTGCTTTGCCATGCCCTATGGCATGCGGATCAGAACGTACTCAGTATTTTTCGCGCCTTTCTGAATCCAGCCGAAGGCACGCAGCTTCTCGATCGAGTATGAAACATGATTTCGCCACCGTTCCCTGCGCTCGGTAGTGGTCATCCTTCGATCCAGGTTCAATCCTGGAAGCGACTCAATGTAGTCAGCCGCCTGTGTAAATGTAAATCTCCAGCCTACTTCCCTGGCCCTAAGCATAAGACATAGCCTTTGGTATATCTCGCGGGGTGATGTTGGCTTGACATTGCCTTGTGGCTGCGCTGGGACTTGCAGTGGCGCATCTTTGGCTTTGGTCGCTGACTGATCAATGCAGCTCAAGGCAAGCTCAAGAAAATGGTCAACCTTTGCTGTGTTGCCAGACTGGTTCGCTTTTTTGGCGATCTCGATGCAGTCGGCGGCATCAATCTTGAATGGAGAAAGGTGTTCCACTGGATCTTGGGATAGTGGGTGAGATGGTGCCGGGTAGGCCCCGGCGGGCCGTGGTGGGTCAGGCGCGGGTGATGACCTCAAACCAGTGACGATTGGCGGGGAAGCAAGCGTCCATCTCTTCAACCCAGTTCGCGGCTTCGTCGCGATCCGGGCCGGTCCATCCGCAATGGCGGACATCACCTGACGGATTCTTTTCGAACAGGGAGTGCAGAACGATGTTGGTGTTGGTGCGGGTCATGGCGTCAGCTGGTAAGTGGAGTGGTGTGCGGGGAATGCCGACGATCTGGCAGGCTCCCCGCGAGCCAGGGGCCGAAGCCCCGGAGGAGGCGGTTGCCTCCCGATGCACACATCATGCAGCCGGCACCCAACCCCACACCAGCGGCTGTAACAATCCTTCACACCCATTCCCACGCGGCGCCCCACCGAGTCGGCCTGCTGCCCCTCTCGCAGCTGTTCCGCACCGTGCCGATGGTGCACTTCCCCGCCTCTGCAGCCGCGCGCATCGTCGGGAATACCTGCCCCGTCACCAGGCACCGCACCGGCCGGGGATACCGCGGCAGCGGTGGCCGCTGGCGGTTGGCGGCCACATGCTCAGCCAGCTCCGCATCCTCGAACAGCAGGAACAGCCGATCGCGAGAGACCCGATACCAGTCCGGCGGATGCCGCCTGGCCGCTTCCGCGAGATCGATCCGGCGGATGAACTTCCGCCAGCCGTGGTTCACGATCACCAGCTCCCGATCACGAACGATCCGTTCGAGTCGGGTTTGGTGAATCCCCGTGATCCGCCTTACCGCCCCGCAGCTCAGGTATTCACCCTCGCAATAGATGAACCAGCCGTGCCGGTTGCACGTCGCGCGGATGTTCTCCGGCTTCCGATGCGTGAACCCATTGGCCGCGGCCCAGGCGTTATACCGCTCGGCCAGCAGGGGCAGCGGCAGGTCGCCCGCCATCTGCTCCAGCTGCGCCAGCTCCGGTTCAGTCCATCGAGCGCACTTCACCGCCCCTCCCCTCGAGCTTGCTGATCAGACGGTCGAGATACCAGCGGGCTTTCTTGGCATCCTGCAGCGGCTCACCCTTGAACCAGAGCCGCAGCAGGTACTTCAGCGCCTGCCAGTGGCAGCCGGCGGTGACCGCATCAGGCGCGGCATAGACCGCGTCCTCGATCACCTCGATCGCCTCATACCGGCCCGACGTGTAGTGCGCCGGGCGGTTCACCGGGTCGGTCATCCCCTGCTCTCCTGAACGGTGGTGTCCCCCAGGTAGCGGCCGGTCTCGGCGTAGCTGCGGCCCGGCTGGCTGGCCAGGTAGTGCACGATCAGCTGCCCGATCCGCATCCCGGGCCACAGCGGCTGGGCTTGCAGCTGGCGCACGTTGTGCAGCTCCAGGGTCAGAGCCCCGCGGAAGCCAGGGTCGATCCAACCGGCCATCAGGTGGTTGAGCCCCTCCCTGGCCCTGCTCGACTTCAGCAGGAACTGGGCGCCCACATCAGCGGTGAGGTTCACCTGCTCCATGGTGCAGGCCAGCACGAACTGGCCCGGCCGCAGCCAGTAGGGATCCTCCTGGCTGTGCTGGCTCAGCGGGTAGGCCTTGAGATCAGGCCCCTCGACGCTCTCGATCAGCAGCGTGTCACCTAGCCGCACATCAAGGCTGGCCGGGTTCACCAGGTCCGGATCGTAGGGAGTGACCAGACCATTGCGGCAGCGGTTCGCGAGCTGCCAATCCACAAGGATGGCCATCAGAGAGTGATCGGGCGGCGGGACAGTTCGAGCTGGGAGAAGCGCCAGGTAGCGCCGGTGCTGTCGATCGCGGAGTAGTGGGGCAGGATGCACCCCACCAGCTGATCAAGGATCTGCACCCGGCCGGAGAGATCCTGCCGCCAGCCGCGGACATAGGCCAGGTCGCCGGGCTTGAACCGCCACGGCTGCGCGTTCAGTTCAGATGGTCGCTTCATTCGTGATCCTGTGCGGTGGGACGGGTGGCGCGCACCTCGCACGACATGCCGTAGCACGCGCGGAGGATGAACGCCTGATCGATCGCCTCATCAACGGTCGGGGCGGACCATGCGCGCTCAAGCGGTGCCAGCTCCACACCCCTGCGGGTGATGGGGCTGAGCCAGCGGCCGGCGCGGGACAGGCCGTAGCGGGTGGAGGTGGTGGGCGTGGTCATCGGATGTGGCGGCAGTTGGTCCAGGAGTCGAGCGGGTGACAGCTGGCCTCGCGCATGGTGGGGGCGATCACCACCAGGGCGGCGGTGAGGAACACCACGACGAAGCAGGAGAGGCGGGTGATGGGCAGGTCATTCATGGGTCGAGCAATCGTTGGGCGTAGATTTCACCTTCACCCAAGAGCCAGTCGGCGGAGTCCGAGTGGCTGTATCGCTGCTGCAGCTCAGCGGCGATGTGTTCGGTAGCGAGCAGCGCCACCTGTTCGGGGTCTGGGATGCGGCGCGCGCGGAGCACCGCCGCGAGGCGGGCGATGGGGTTGCGGTCGGCGGTCATCAGTCAACCTCCAGCATGAAACGAACGCTGCGGCCGAAGCCAAAGGTGCCCCAGCGACGGGCAAGGAAGGGGCTGTCATCAGACCACTGGCGCGGGATGCGATTGGAGTTGAACCACCACAGCGGCCCGATGCGGCCGTGGTCGGAGTTGATGATGAAGGCGATCATGGGTAACGGCTCAGTTCAGTAGCGATGGCCCGCACATCAGCGGAGAGGATGCGCTGGCGCTCCATGATCGAGGCCAGTTCCAGAAGGGCTGCGACCACGGGCTGATGGATCCAGGTGGAGTCCACTGCCGCGCGGATGTCGGCGGCCAGCTGGGCGGGGTGCGTGGGGTCAGTCATCGGCCTGCTCCTGCGGCTCCGGCGCAGGGCGGCCCCAGCGGGCCAGCACGGCGCGGGCGAACTTGACCGCGTTGAGACGCCGGTAGTCAGACACCATCAGCATCAGCTCCATGATCTCCTCATCCGTAGGCTCAACCGGCTGAGGCTGGGCCTCGGCCAGCAGGGCGGGGTGCGTGGGGTCGCCGGCCACGCTGACCGGCTCCGGCGCAGAACGGCCCCAGGCTTGGAGGGCGGCACGGAGGAAATCAACAAAATGCCAGGAATGGATGATGTCAGTAACTGGCGTTGCCATGCCCGCACCTTGTTCTGGGTAGGCAAACCCCTTCCACCAGTCAGTCGCAAACTCGCTCAGCTCCTCATCCGCGGGCTGCACTGGCTCGGGCGCAGGGCGACTCCAGCGACGAAGCACGGCGCGGGCCTTGGCACGGTCCAACTGCTTCTCATCGGTAGGCCCGCCAAACGGACTTTCCTGCTCCATGTAGTCGCGCAATGCCTTGAACAGCGTCTTGTCCAGCTCCTCATCCGTGGGCTCAACCGGCTGGGGCTGGGCCAGCTGTTGGCGCATTTCCCGTACGCACTCAGGGCAACCCCAGGCGTTATCAGGCTGCTGGCCATGGACATCGCAATGACGCAAACGGGCGGGCTGGGCCTCGGCCAGCAGGGCGCGGGCGCGGGTCATGGCAGCCGCCTCATAGGGAAGGTCGTAGATGCTTGCGCTGCAGTGGTGCTCAATGATTGCCACCAGCTCAGCCAGCACAGCGCGGGTGTCGCCGCTCATCGCCCCACCTCCCGGCGGAGCATGGTTGCGGCGATGCCCCATCCCTGCTTGGCAAACCAGTCGGCCACGGCGAGGATCGCGGCGTCGACGTGCGCATAGCCGCGAAACACCCACGGAGTGGCATCCATGGCCTCTGCCACTCCGCTGACCAGCTCCCCCTGCCCCGCCGGGGTGCTCGGGGCGGGCGGCGAACTTGTAAGGATTGCTGATGAGTTGCCCTGCTGCTGCGCCTGCTCCAGCCGCTCCACGCGGGCGCGGAGTTCAATGATGCAGTCGGCAGCGGGCGAGTCTGTCCTGCTGGCGGCCCATTGCGTGAGTGCCTCCCAGCTCTCAGGCCGGGCGGTTTCTTCAGTGTTGCTCATGGTGATTCTCAGAACGGGGGGAAGTCATCGCTCATCGACTGCTGCTGCGGCTGCGGTGCAGGCAACGGCTGCGGGGCCTGGCGCACCACCTGCGGCGCACCCTCGGCACCCTCCGGCCGGTATGACCATGGCTCGATCAGATGCGCCGTGAACGCCTCCGCCATCCCCTGGCCGCCGTCCCGCTTCTGGAATACCTCGGGCACCTCGACCGACCCGTAGCAGACGATGCCGTCACCCTGGCGGACGTAGTTGGCGGCGAACTCCGCAGTGCGGGCCCAGCAGGTCACCCGCACCCAGCGCGCAGGCTGCTCCGTCCCCTGCTTCCTCGGCTGCCTCACGGCCACCGAGAAGTTGCAGACGGCAGTTCCCGAATCCAGGAACTTCATCTCTGGCGGCCGGCCCACGCGGCCGGTGATCATGCCTTGGAAACTCATGTCAATCCTCAGAAGGGGTCATCAGAAACCAGCTCGGCCTGAGTGACCTCAGGCTCAGCAGCTGGCGCAGTGGCAGGGGCTTCAGGCGCCTGGGCGGCGGCGGCGATCTGGCGGTTCAGATCAGCCACCACCCCAGGATCCTGCTGCACCTGCACCTCGCGCACGGTCGCGGGCTTCACCTCCAGCTCCTCCTTCACACCCAACCCGAACAGCACCTCCGGCAGATACAGGCTGATCAGACGGGTGGCCGCACGCCAGCGCAGCATCTGGCCGGGGATGCTCTTGTACTTCGGGTTTCGCGTCCAGCCATCGGCCGCGGCCTCCCGCATGGTCACGGTCGCGGTGATCACCTCACCCGACTCGCGCAGCTTCGCGCTGGCGGTCACCTCCAGCGCATCCCCCTGCCCCTTGTCGGACCAGGTGATCGGGCCCGCCAGCAGCCCGGACTTGTTGGCGCGGGCGATCGCGAACCGGGCCGAGGTGGAGGGCCTGCCGTTGATCACGGCGATCTCCTGGAACAGCAGCATCGGATGCTCGCCCAGCTGCTCGGCGTAGAGCATCGCCACAAGGCACGCCTCGGGCTTCCCCTGGAAGTGCGCCGGCACCATGCCCGAGAGGCTGAACGCCTTGGCCAGCCGGTAGCGGTGGTCGAGTGCTGCACCGTTGTGCAGGAAGTCCAGCGCACCAGTCGCCGGTGTGGTCGTGATCGCGTGGGAGTCAGTCATGGCACCATCCAGGAAGGTCGATAGGGTCAGCCACCAGGTCGCCGTAGCCGGGCCACTGCCCGGACGCCTGGCATTCAGCCAGCAGGGTCAGCGCAGCATCGACACGCCGGCGGCCGGCGGCCAGCAGCGCCGCGCTCGCAGGGTAGACCGCGACCGCGAACGGCCTGGTGTTCTCCACTGCGATCGTCAGGAACTGCTCCGCGCCGAGGGCATCGAGGTTCCACGCGGCCTGCAGGTGGTAGTCGAACCCGGCGATGCTGCGGGCGAACTCGGTGCGGCTGGCGTCCTTCGTGGTCTTCACATCGACCACCAGCCGACCATCGAGGCTGTGCCAGTCCGGCCGGCACTTGCACTCGAGGCGCGTGCCTTCATCGGTCCAGGTGTAGCTGGCCTCCCTGCGGCCGGGAAGGTCCAGCAGGAACCGCGCAGCAGGGTGGCGCCGCACAGCATCCGCCATCCGCCGCACCTGGTCCGCATCGTCGGGCGTCAGCACCAGCTTCCCGGAGCTCTCGCGCTCGAACTCAGCAGCGAGCTCCCTGCCCACCTTTGTGCGGCGATCGAACGCCTGGGGCGGCACTGCCACCGTGGCATCCCACAGGTCCGGCTCCAGCACTGCAGTGTGCAGCGCCGTGCCCAGTTGCATCGCCTCGGTCGCCGGCTTCACCTCGCGGTCGGCCGCAAGGTACTGATCGAAGAAGTGCAGCGGGCTGCGGGCCAGCACCTTGAGCCGGCTGGGGCTGACGGCTGCCAGGGCGTGGTAGGCCTCATTGCTCAGGCCTTCGTGGTAGGTCAGCTCAGGCATCGTCTACCTCATGGTCAACAGGGTCTAAGTCGTAGGCAATGTCGAGCAGCTCGACGCGGGCATGTTGACGGGCACGCCATCTAATGCGCTGCGCAAGATTGCGCGCCTCTGGGTCTGTATAGGGCAGCACCTGATCTGCTGCGGCGCGGATTGCAGCGGCAGCAATCACATCAACGCACTGCAGTATCTGGTCACTGCCATTGTTGAATGCAATGACAGCCCAGACCTCATCTTTCACAGCCTGCGCTGCGGGGGTCAGTTCAGGCATCGGCCGGCTCCTTCCTGATCAGCGGCAGCCCGCGGCGAGCCGCCTCCTTCTGGCACGCCGTGCGGAACCCCTCGGGCACGCCATGGCGCGCCATCCATTCCAGATCAACATCCGACATCCCCCGGGCGTGCTCCTGGTCCTGCACCTTGCGGTAGTAGTCCAGCGCCCGGCGGTACCGCCAGAAGCTGATCCGTGCTCGAAGCTCCCTGATCCACTGCATGCGTGTTCGTGTGGGTGGTCAGCCCTGACCCTATGGGCGCACCCGCACCCCATGCCAGCAGCTGTGATCTTTCTTCACAGTCCGTTGCGGCGGGTGGCGGCGGTGGCAGCATCGGGCCATGACCGTCACACTTCGCCCCTACCAGGAGCAGTTGCTCGAAGACATCCGCGGCGCCATGCGCGATGGCCACCGCCGCATCCTGGCCGTGATGCCCACCGGCTCAGGCAAGGGAACCACGATCGCCGCAATGGTCGCCTCTGCCGCGCAGCGCGGGCACCGCGTGCTGATCCTCGCCCACCGCGCTGAGCTGGTGGCCGACCTCTCCGGCCGCATCCATGGGTTCGGGATCAATCATGGCGTGATCGCGGCCGGCTACCGCGAAGACCTCCGCCAGCCTGTGCAGGTCGGATCCGTGCAGACGGTCGTGCGTCGCCTTGATCGGATCCCTGCGCCGTCGATGGTGATCCAGGACGAAGCCCACCACCTGGTGGCCGGCAACATGTGGGGCAAGGTGATCAACAGCTGGCCCAAGGCCTTCCTGATCGGGAAGACCGCGACGCCTGAGCGGCTGTCAGGTGAGGGACTGGGCGAGGGCCACGGAGGATTCTTCTCCGCCATGGTGCAGGGCCCCGATGCCGCCTGGCTCACCGGTGAGGGCTTCCTGGTGCCGGCCCGCATCTTCGCCCCGCCTGGCATCGACCTCACATCAGTGAAGCGGTTCGACACCCGCAAGGGGCGCCACGACGCCGACGACATCCTGCGCCAGGGGCAGGCCATGGGCGACGCGGTGAGCCACTACAGGCGCACCATCGCCGAGCATCACAACGGCACGGCCATCGCCTTCTGCTGCTCCGTGGCGCACGCCGAAGCGGTGGCCGAGGCCTTCCGCGCGCAGGGCATCCCGGCCGCCACCCTCGACGGCTCCATGGACCGCGGCATCAGGCGCCGCACGATCGCGGACCTCGGCGCTGGCGTGCTCAAGGTGCTCACCAGCTGCGACATCATCAGCGAGGGCACGGACATTCCCTCCGTCACCGGGGCGATCCTGCTGCGGCCAACCGACAGCCTGGGCCTGCACCTGCAGCAGGTCGGCCGCGTGCTCAGGCCATGCCCCGGGAAGGATCACGCCGTGGTGAATGACCACGTGGGGAACACGTTGAGGCATGGCTTGCCGACCGACCCCCGCGACTGGTCACTGGAGGGCAGACCCAAGGGCCGCGGGCGCAAGGCCTCGGACGCCATCCCGATCCGCATCTGCCCCGCGTGCTTCTCCGCCATCCCATCGGCAGCGAACCCGTGCCCAGAGTGCGGGCATGAGGTGCCGGTCGCACGGCGCGAGCTGGTCACGGTTGAGGGCGACCTGCGCGAGATGACGGGGGCCGAGCTGCGCCGCCAGGAGCGCCGCGAGGTGGTCAGGGCCCGCACCCGTGATGAGCTGGAAGCCCTCGCCCGCCAGCGCGGCTACCGGCCAGGATGGGTGGCGCACATGCTCGCCGCACGGGCCAAGGGACGCCAGACCGCATGACCCGATCCGACGAGCGCCGCATCCAATCCGAGATCCAGCTCGCAGCAGGCTCCGGGCCCGCACGCCTCTGGCGCAACAACGTCGGCGCCCTCAAGGACCAGGCCGGCCAGCTGGTGCGCTACGGCCTCTGCCCCGGCAGCTCCGACCTCATCGGCTACCGCACCGTGGTGATCACCCCGGAGATGGTCGGGCAGCGGGTGGCGATCTTCGCCGCGGTCGAGGTGAAGGACCGCGCCAGACCCACCACCCAGCAGACCGCCTTCCTCAACCTGGTGCAGCAGGCCGGCGGCCTCGCTGGCATCGCCCGGTCAGTCCCCGACGCCCTGTCCATCCTGCGCCTGTAACGGAATGTTGCCCTAGGCCAGCACGGCAGCACGGCAGCCCATAGGGTCGGGGATGCACCCTCCACCCGACCATGGACCCCACCACCGCGCTACACCGCCTGCGCCGGCTCTACCGGGACGCCTGGCACTGCGACCCCGACAACGACCACCTCGTGCTCCGCTGGGCTGAGAAGCCCGAGCACTGGGCCGAGATCCAGATCCGTCATCGCGGCTGGACATGGCTCGCCACTGAAGCCACCGTGCGCCAGTGCCGCCAGCTCTACCGCCGCGCGGTTCAGTCCCAGACCACCCCACCGGGCACTGACCCGTTCGATCCGCTCATGCCGTCCGCTGAGCAATGACCGCAGCCCTACTCCAGCAGCTCGAGCAGCTGCCCGACGACTGGGGCCTCGTCGCCGTTGATGGCCAGAAACGCGCCTACCAGCCCGCCTGGCAGCACAACCCACTCACCAAGGCGCAGGCCGCGGCCGAGATCACCGCAGGCCGAGCCAAGGCCATCGGCGCCATTGCCGGCCCCATTTCCGGCGGCCTGCTCTTCCTCGACCACGACGGCATCAGCGCCACCACCGAACTGGAGCGCCTGGGCGTCCCCCTCCGGGATCTCCCCAAGTCCCTTGCCATGACCTCTGGCAAGGACGGCCGCTTCCAGATCATCTACTCCGTCCCCCCTGAGTTCCACGCCTCGCTCCGCTCGCGCCGCGTCTTCAAGACCGGCACCCTCGACGCGCAGGGCAAGGCTGAGAACCTGGACCTGCGCTGGCAGGGCCATTACAGCGTCATCATCGGCGCCCACCCCGAAACCTCCGGCTACCGCTGGCTCAAGGGCCGCGGTCCCGCAGATCAGCAGCTCACCCCAGCACCCACCGCGCTGATCGAGCTTCTGCTCGACCAGCCCGAACCTGAGCCGCTGCCGCTGCTCACCACCGAGGCCATGCCGCCCCCTCCCACCGGCAGCACCCTCCCTCTCCTCGACTTCGTGTCCCGCGACACGCGCGAGCTCATCGAGTCCGGCGGCACCCCCGGCAGCTGGAACGATGACCAGCTCCGCATGGCCCTCGACCTCCGCGGCACCGAGAACTGGATCCGGGCCCAGGGGCACACGACCGACATCTCCGCATCCCAGGCCTTCGCCCTGCA